ATGGTGGAGTCAATTCTGAAGGCATAGCCGGAGGATTGTGTCGCGGCTATGCTGTCGATGCCGGTTTTATCACTGACAGCGATTTCTTTCTTGGCCCTGCAAGATGAGAAAAGGGCGGTGAAAATCATAGCGTATGCGGCAAACGCCGAAAGCCGAGTGTGGAAGGTCGAGAGCGTTTTCATAAATCTGAAAATTCAGAGGTTGCATCGAATGACGGACAGGCTTTGTTGGCGAAGTCGCGGTGTCCGTGTATCTTCGCTTGGGGGTATGCGGCTTTCAGCCTTTTCAGCAGCTGCCGCAGAGCCGTCTTCTGTATCGCATCCGCCGACATAGCACACCCCGATAGAGTGGGCGTTGTGTCCGGCGCAATGCGCCCCAGGTTGCGCAATGGGGCGGCCGGGCATCACGTCGCCGTTTCTGTACACCACGAAGTGATAGCCGATGTCGCGCCAGCCGTTCCCTTTGACGTGCCAGTCTCTGATTTGCTGCACGGTGAAGTCTTTACCCTCGGGTGTTGCCGTGCAATGGACGATGATTTCGTCAATCGTCCGGGTGCTTTGTCTCAGTTCCATTGTCTTGAAAAGTTTATATTTCAGGGTCGAGAGTTTAGAGAGCCGTCCGAGTGAGAGTTCTCTCGGCTCTCATCTCTCGGCACTCGACTTTTGTAGTGGTAGTCGATGCCGAACAAAGCACCGGCGAATGTCAGTATCTCGCCGAAAGCTATCAGCACCGAGTTGTGTATCTCTCCGGGTGGAGGCAGTATGAACCCTGCAACGAGCAGTCCGCAGCCGAGCGCGATAAGAGCAACGGCGGCGATGAGCTGTATTGTCGGTTTGTGTTTGCGTATATCCATGTTTTGTAGTGTTTTTATCGTCTAATCATTTGGCTGTGTGGAATATTATGGCTAACTTTGTGTCGGACAAGCAAAACCGTGCTTAGACTGACCCGGACACCTCTGACGCAAGTGAAGCCATGCTGAAGCCGACCCGGATACCTCTGTCTGTATTATGTGGGACAGCATTCCTTTTGGGCTTTCCCGGCGGTGTTGCATTGATTGCATTTCCTTGCGGACTCGTGCCGCTTTGGGCACTCATAGCTCGTTTGAAAGACAGCATCCCTTGCGGTTCGCCGCGAGGGCTTTCTTTTTTTAAGCCTTGCGCGGCATGGCCGTCAACGCGAGCTGAATGCCCATGTTTGCGAGCCGGGATCGTATATGATTGTGAAAGTCGCGAGCGAGCTTACGAGGTTGGCCGGTGTTATCGAGGCTATGCCGGGGTTCATAGGCTTGGCGAAACCGATGCCGAACGTGATGCGCACCATACGTTCCTTGGCTTGGTTCTTCGGGTCGGCGAGAGACACGGACGAGCGTCCTAACCCGAAAGATACGGTGCCGTCCTTGCGGACGTGCCGCGACACAAGCACCGAGGGAGATGAGGTATATCCTTCGGCTTTGCAGCAGTACAAGCTATGGGGATTTGTCGAGAACTCCACGATGTCCCCATTGACATGCACGGAATATCTCGACCCCATGATTGCCCACCCTTTCTTGACCGGGCAGTGCTTCTTGGCTTTCTGTTCATCGGTAGCCCATTTGAGCTTGAAAGGGTTGCGCTTGCGGACGTTACGGAACAGGTAAGGCACGAACCCTTGGGATATGAGCTTTGCCGCACCGAGTATATGGAGCTTGCCGTCAATGGCTTGACAAGAGATCTGAGCGTCTTTGTAAAGGGTGTCGGAAGTGCCGATGCCGAGGAGTTTGTTGATGACGGCGATTTGCATTCGGATGCTTGAAACGTCATTCTTGGCGTTGTCAAGGTCGATGACCTGTTGCGCTCGCATCACTCCGGCACATTCGGCAGTGGCTTGCCGTATCGCCAACGGCGGCAGTTCTGTCTGTTCGCCAGTATACAGGTTGACGCTCCGTGGGTTCAGGTATACGTTGTCGCCGTCATCTGCGCCAAGCGAAAGTGCGGTGAGAGCAGGTGCGGCTGATTTAAGAGCCTCGTGCCACTTGTTGATTATGTCGAGGTTGGCTTGCGTCCCTGCGGTGGCGAGGATGTCCGTGATTTTCTGAAGTATCGAGCCGACGGTCTCGGGGCTGACGCTGTTGGACTGCGTCGTGTTCCGAAACTGCGTTATCAGCTGCGTCAATGTCGTTACGTCTATCATTGCGGTAATCTTTGACGCAAAGATATGATGCCTCGGACGTGTCCGAAAAGACATCATTTCATAAATGATTGCCGGAATGAGCGGTCGTTCAATGCATTGGCGACGATGCCGCAGAAGTCGCGCCCGAGGTTGTCGGCAAAGAACTCTTTCAGGTTCATAACCGATGCGTAGTACTTGGATGAAAACCATTTGCGGCGTTGGCGCACCTTGTCGCGCCCTATGTCGCCGGGGTTGCCTACCGGCACTTCCCTCCCTGTGCCGTAGTCCTGGAACAAGCCGTAGGTGTTGAAGGCTTGCGAGAGCGTTACTGCGGACACTTTGCCGTCCATCGACAATCCGACCGAAACGATCGAACGGTACAATGCCCCTGTGTCAACGACTTTAAGCAGCGCGATGCGCTCTCGCCATATTTTGATCATCGTGCTGTTGAACGCTGTAACGTATTTCCGACGTTCCTCCTCGGCGTTAAGTCCACTCTGAAGCATTGTAGCGTAAATCTGTGAATGTGTCGATTGCTATTTGGAGGTAGGCACAGGCTGCGCCGGAGAAGAAGTAACGCTCTATTTCTGTAAATGAAATTTGCGGGTCGAGATAGATGCGGTGCTGTTCCAGCTTAACCTTTTCAAGGATAAGT